GTCAATGCCGTTTTCCGCTAAGTGCAAATAAACATCCGGAGTACCGCTTGCCGGAGAAAATTTTTGCCTTTTAGAGCCAGTTAATTTATTTAGTGGTTCAAGCAGTTCCCCGCCTCCCGCGGGCGGTGTTGATATTGCAATCAGCGGAGCGTATCCTGCAACCGTTATCAGGGCTTCGTTCGTAGCTTCGTCGTATTCGCCGTTCCACTCTTTGTATTCGGTTTTCGTCAGTATGTATAACTTATCGTCAAGTCCGAATAAGTGAACGCTTTCCGATGTATCTATGCTGCCGACAATTTTCTTTGTCCAAAACCATCTTGGATTATTTGCCGACACAGGGCTTTCTTTGTTAAAAGATGAAAAATCTTCCTTTTGCAAAGTCCACAGTTTACCGCCGCAAGCGCCTATCATGTATTCTTCTCCGCCGACATAGCCAGTCCAAATGCCTTGAACAGTTTTGTAAGGATAGGTATGTGTCGCAGTCATTTCTTTGAAGCGCCACTCGTAAACATCGTTAGCGTCAAAAGAGACGAGGTTGCCGTACATATACACCCAACCAAAGCTGTTTTTTGTGGCTCTTGTGATTCGATATAGCTTGCCTTCCGTGCCCCTTCTGTTTCCGACATAATATTTCCCCACAATTTCTGGTGAGTTGTAAGGTCTGTTGTAGTAAAAGTCTCCAGACAAAGATACTGTGCCAGCGGATACACTTAATTCAGTATAGTAATATGCAGCACCCGAATGTACGGCATTAAGATAAAAAGCTTCTTCTGCTGTGCCAATATTAACCGAGCCGCCTATTACCTTTATACCAGTTGCAGACTCAACAAGTTCTGTTTCTTCAAAGCGCCAGACTCTGCCGCCTGCGTCGCGGTAATATACAAGACCCTCATATCCCTGTTGGCTATTTTTATCAAGCTTTTGAGGCGTATCGGACAGCTTAATGATGCCGCTTGCAGCAGACACAGATATTGTGGGCTGTACTGTAAACTCGCTGGCAAGATTTTGAGGGTCCCTTGTGAGTACAGTTGAGCTGGCTGCCGCAATAATAGAATAGCCAGTCTCAGGAAACAGACTTGCCACATTTAGCGTTCCGCCCCTTATCTGCAAGGAGCCGTCGTCAGTTATTTTAAAGTTTGACATTACGGACGCTTCGCCAAGCTTCATAAGGGTATCGCCGTCAGGGCTTTCGTTTAGTCCCAGAAAGCTTTTTATGCTTATTATCCGCTCGTCGGGCGGCGCTATCCTTGCCATGCTCAGCACCTCCCGTTTTCGGAATACTCTATGCCGCCGTAAATGCTTTCAATAGCCTCAAAGCTTTGCGGAACGCCGCTTCCCAGCCTTGCGAGCAGCTCTTCGTACCTTTGCTGAAAAAACGAGGCTGCAGAGGGGTTCTCCTCGAGCAGAAGCTGCGCCGCAAGCCCAAATGGCAGCACCGTTTGCGCTATCGTGTCGTCAAGCCCGACATCGCTCGCAAAATCAGTTATGGCGGCGCAAACAGGGCGCTTGCCGTCCCCGGCCGAAGCGTAAGCGTCACTGTATGGAAAAGTTTCGCCGCGCAGTACGTTTAAAATGAGAAGCGTTCTGCTTTTATATGCCGCGTTTGCCGCTGTGTCTGTCTCTCCGCTTGAAGTATCGACCGAGTCAATCAGCCCCATTGCGGCGCTGAAAATGTCCTGTGCAGTTGTAGCCATGTTATCACTCCTTATTTGAAAGGTTATTCCCGAGGGCGGCAATAGCCGCCCTCGCTTTGGCTTTGCGTTTTTTTACGCTACAGCAAATTCAGCCACAGGGCTGTTTACGCTGCCCGATTTCGAGGCGTAAAAGCGCAAAGCCGTACCGGAAGTGAGCCCCGTGAGCGCCGATGAATAGGTTTCGGCGGTTTCGGAGGTCTTAGGATTCGAGCCGTCAGTTGTGTACTTAATTGCCGCGCCGCTGGTCGCTGTGGCGAGCGTGATGCTCGATGTGCCGCTTGCGGTCGGCGCCGCCGCCATACCCCCCTTTGCGTGGACGTAGATGCCGTTAATCTTGTTGTCGAGCACGAAGCTGTCATGGTAGAACCGGCACTCTCCGATGTCGGCGTCAAAGCCCACTGGGTTTTTCTGAACGCGCATGGTCTTAATCTTCATGGGGTCTGCTGTCGCGTCCTTGTACTTGATGATAAAGTTAATGTCAGTCGTCGGGAAGTAGGAGGAGGGCACCGGCACTATCGCCATGCCGTCTATGTAACCTACGACACCGCTGACAACAGCTTTTTCGCCCAAGGTGTCGATGCCGATTACCTCGCTCGAAAGCTTTGTCAGTATGTAGATGCTCTCGTTTATGAAAAGCACGCGGCTTTTTTTCGGGACAAGCTTTTCGCTCATCGCGGCGGAGGCGGTCATTATAGCGGAGATAACCGTGTCCTTGGTCAGCGCCGTGGTGTTAAGAAGACCCAGACCCGCGCCGTTTGCCCACTTAGAGAAGCGGTACTGGTCGATAGCGGGAGTGCAGACCTCGTCCCAGTTGGACTTAAGCTGGGTGTTGCAGTGCTTCATGTTCATCTGGTCGGCGGCGTTTCCGTGGTCGATGGAGAAGGTGAAGGCTTTATCCTGAGTGAGAGTAAGGGTCTGAACAGTGTCGCCCAGCTCGCTGACAGCGCCGAAGCGGGAGCCTGAGGCTGTGCGGTTATAGTCTCCTAGCGAGACGGAATCAACCGAATAGACCTTGACGCACTGCGCGCCCTCAAAATCGTATTTCTTGCCCGCGAATTTGTCGGTTATCGAGTTTTGTCTGAAGCGCTCGTCAATGAGCTTTGAATAGCTGGTTGTATAATTAATTGCCATGTTTATGTTCCTTTCAATTTTTATTAATCTTGTTTTTAGGAAGTGCCATTTGAATCGCATCGGACGGATGAGCGAGAGAAAGTTTGTCAGTTCGCCAAAATAATGAAGCTAATACTTTGTTAATTTACTAGGCTTTTGGGCGAATTGGCGGAAATTAATCCGTTCAGACGCCGAAAGTAGATTTAATTGCTGCTTCACCAATTTAATCGTCCGTGTACCAGAGCCTTTCAAGCTCGCTGAGGCTTGCCGCCCTGCCCTCACTCGAGCGCGAGGAAACGCTTGACTCTCTGTTTTTGCGGTTTTGCCGCTCTGCTTCAAGTTCCGCTCTTAGACTTTCGTTTTGCACTCTCGTGTAGGCGGAAATCAGGCTTTTGCCTCTTGCTACCTCTTCCCAGACTTTTGGGCTTATGTCGCCGACATTAACCTCAGGGCAAAGCTCCAAAAATTCGTCTATTTCAAAATTGAAGCTATTACTCCCACCTAAGAGCGAGCTTCCGTCAGTCTGCTTTTTTCCTCCGACAAGCTCCGAGTATTTACTTTTGACTCTGTCATAATCGAGACCCTTTTGAGCGAGGCGTATAAGCTCCTCTCTGTCTACGCTGAGCGTTCTGTCAAGATGCTTGAGGGCAAAAAGACCTGCAGTATGGTCGCTGCTTTTCTCCTTTTCACCCTTTTTGACACCGACTTCGCCGCCGTACCAATCCGCTTCCAGCGCCTTGAGACCTGCTTCGCCGGGGTTTTCGTCCTCAGCGTCTGAAACGCCCGAAATGTCTACATTATCCCAGCCGTTTCCGGCGCTTTCGTCGGACCCATTTGCTGCTCCGATATTTAATTCTTCCATTAAACGCTTCTCCTTTTCGCCTGTGGTCGGGCGATGTTTTTTGCTTATATTGAAGGGGCTGGTCTGTCCCTTTCAACTCGATTTCTATGAAAACGGTTCGTCGCCGCGCTTTAAGCCGCGTAGCTCGACTTTAACTGTAATTCCGCCGCTTTTTTCAGAGCTTAAGCTTCCGAGCGTGTAAATGGGCTGCTTTGCCCGCGAAACACTCATGCTGTCGGTCCGCTGCTCTATGTCGTCTATGAGGCGAAGCTGCGCCATTTCCAGTACCCTTGCATGTCCGCTCCGCTTTGCCGCGGTGCTGCCGATAACGCGCTGAAACTTTGACAAGCTTATTCCGAGAGCGACACACAGTCCCGGCGCGGTGGGCTTTCTCGAATTTTCCTCGCACTCGGAAAAATAGTGCTCGACCACGGCGGAAAGTTCTCTGTCGCTTATCTCAAATTCCGCTTTTTTCGCCATTTTGCAACCTTTCCTGCATTTTTAATATTTTTCGATAATTTGTAAAATATTTTTGTAATATTTTAAATAAATGTCTTGTAATTTATGGAAACCATGTTATAATTAAGTTATCTTATACAAATTTGTTCCTTAAAAACCTAATAAAGCAGTCATTACCACAACAAGTTATTGATGTTAAGCCCTTGACGACCAAAAGTAGTCCGTTAACACCCAAGTTTTTTATGTCGAGAAAGGACGGTTATCCAAATGGAAAAAAAGGAAGTTGTGGAGGTTATTCACGAGGCGCTGGTAATGTACATTGATGACATCAGCATGATAGGAGACGTGAGCGTCTTGCCTGCAAGCGAGCAGCTGTGCTGCTCCGAAAAGCTGATAGTCACGCTCAGGGACGGAGAAAGGTATAAGCTAATATTGCAAAAATGTGCGAGCTAGTAACGGGGGAGGGGAGAAATTCTCTCCCCCTTTTTTTCTTTTCTAGGGGGTATCCTTACCCCTAGATACGAGCCATTCGGCTCGATACCCCCGGTCGCGCCCAATGGCGCGGGAAGGGACCCGTCGCAGACGGAACGGCGCTTTTGCGCCGCAGGTCGGCTCGACATGCGCGTGCCGACCGCAAATTTAATTATTCAGGGCTCCCGCGCGACTAGTCGCGCGGGATATTTTTTCGAGAAATAAATTCCCCCAAAAAAAGATTTAATCATTTAACAGCTTTTCGTTTTATTTGCCTACCATTACCTATTTCTCATGCACCGACGCCCGGCATCATGCCGGCGAGCTGCGCCATCATGTCGCCGCCGCCCTCCTGGGGCTGCTCTGTCTGAGCCTTTTTGATTTTCTCAATAAGCTCCTGCTTTTTCGTAATGTAGCCATCGGGAATGCGCTCCAGATAGTCCGCGAAATCGATTTTGCCCTGCGTCAGCAGGTTGTCTAAGGTCTGGATAGCCGCTGTTTCGCTCCAGTAGCTGGACGAGCCGACATCAAG